AACCATCATTATCATCAGCGTCGTCATCATCTGACTCTTCTAATGATTCCATCATGTCTTCGTCTTGGAAAGTAATTTTGTCTACATCTAAATCTTCACCAGTTTTCTTAATGATAACTCCGTCATTATCGCCCATACCGTTAAGTACTGCCATAATTTCTTCCATAGATGCTCCCGTCATATCTAACGGTTCTAGTTCATCATCATCTTCTAATCCCATGTCATCCACGTTCATAGAATCTGAATCATCAGGCATTTCATCACCCATTTCAGGTGCTTCAATACCCATAACATCCAATGAATCTTCATCTTCAGTAACTTCTTCGTTACTCCAAGATTCATCTTCAGCACTCATTTCAGCCTCTTCAAGAGACTCTTTTACTAACTCTTCGATTTCTTCCTTCATTGTAGAAGCAAGTATTCCTTTTGCGTTTTCAGTAACAACTTGTTCCAAATTTTTCATTTGTAACAATGCTTCCTCAACTAATGATTTTTTTTCGCTCATTTTTTGTGCAATAAAATATTTTTTATTTACACTATAAATATGCCCTTAATCTAAAAAATCTTAAATGGTGATATAATAAAATAAAAAAAACCCGATTTCTCGGGTTTTAATTTATTCAAAAACTTCATCAATTTTACTTTCACTGACTGCCGTTATTCGCCAATCGTGTTGAAATCCTTTGAATTTGTCGGTTACTTTAGCTTCAACATCTGTTACACTGTAACCTTTAACTAATTTTTCTTCTCTAACTTTTTTGATTTTTCCTGAGTTTTCATCAATCAAGTCGTACTGAATTTTTGCTACAAAATATTTTTCGTCCATAATAATTTTATCTATGTCCCAAAAAATCGTTCAATTTTCCCATTAAGTCAAGCGATTTACCTAAACCACCATCAATTCTTCCATTTTCTTTTGATTTTTTTTCTTCTTCAAGATTCTCATCATATTTATGACGGTCATCTTTATTAAGGAATAGATAAGCACCTGGTGTAGATGGATTCATAACTAAGTCAAAACAAATCATTTCATAATCCGATTGGACTTCATTATGTTCACCTTTTTTTGCTAAGGAACCAACACCACGTGAAGAAACCCCCATCGTAACACCCTGTCTCATTAAGTTTGCAGCAACATCACCCTTAGATGATACAATACCTCTTTCATGGAAACCTGGTGTGGTCAATAATCTTAGTTTACCCATAAGAACGTTATCCTCCCACCATATATCATCAATAATGTGTGATACTCTGTCCAAATCAATTAAAGATGATTCAGGGTGATTAAGTTCTGATGTTGCTAAACCTTTAGATATTGTTTGTTTATATTTTTCAGCCTCTCTTTTAAGAATCTTTTCAGGATATACACGACCATTTCTATTAGGTGTACCATACTTTTGTAAAGTAGCATAAAATACAAATGGTTTAGAGTGGTCTAATTGTGATTTTTGTTCGTTAACAAAATCATTATCTACGGCATTTTTCATAGATATATGACCTGCATCATATTCTATCAATATTCCTTTACCTATTTCATTCGGTTTAAGTATCTTCATATTAAAATATTTATCAATAAATATTAGAATATCTCAAAGTTTTTGTTTTTCAACTTGTTTTTAGAATATTGGATTGTAAAATACTTGGATTTACCAAGAACATTGTTATGAACTTCTTTTAATATGTGATTTAATTCGTTTGATAAATTTTCAGATTTGAACTCAATATTTTCTTTTGTGAAGAATGTAATTTCAAGATTTAAAAAACTTGCTTTATCTACTTTAATCCCACTTGTTCTTAAATCTAAATCAACAATAAAATGTTCTTTGAACAAAGATTTATTGTAAACTTCTAAAACTTTATGTTTAATAGTTCGGGATATTGTCCCAACTACTCTTTCCCAATTATCCCTTTCTTGTGTTGGTTTTACCCATGTTTGTAATACTAAATAAATTGATTTTAATTCTGTCGCATCTACACTACCGTAATAGCACTTAGCATCTTGGAATAAATCCAATTTTGATGTTTTCCCTTTTTTCATTCTTTTTCATTTGTGAAATGTTTATTTGTTGTAGTGAAAGTATAATAAAAAAAAACTTATTAACAAATTTAAATTTATTTGTATATTTATATCAATAACACACATTTTTTATATGATAAAAATAATTTTAGAAAAAGGTGAAAGTTTAGAAAAAGCTTTAAAACGTTACAAACACAAAGTTATCAAAACAAAACAAATTGAACAACTTCGTGCAAAACAAGAGTATGTTAAAAAAACTACTTTGAAAAGGGAACAGATGAAAAAGGCTAAGTACAAACAACAAATCGCCCAAAGTAACATTGACTAATATTTATTGGTAACAAATACCAAGAATATGAAAAACTTTATTATGAATTTACTAGGAAACGGTTCTGACGTTTCATCAAAAAGATTCGCATCTTTATTCACTTTATTAAACGTAATTATCTTAGCGTATGTTGCAACATTTACATCTAAAGATGGTGTAACACCTGAGTATATGTTTGATGCTCTTTGTTTAATTGCTGGTGGTGGATTGGGTCTTACAGTTGTTGAGAAGATTTTCTCAAAAGGTTCAGACAAAAAAGCTGAATAACAAAAAACCCCTCAAAAGAGGGGTTTTTATTTTAAAGTCCTTCTGACAATTTTTTAAGTTTGTAATATGATAAGGAATCAATCGGTGTTGATTCTATTCTTACCTTTGTTTCATTTAATTTTTTGTTGGTATCATCATCACTTTCGTTAATACTTGAAAGTTTTCCAAGAACCTCAGTTTTCAATCTTTCAATACCTTCACTCAATTCTTCTTGTGACATTCTTAAGATTGATTTTAATTCAAACAATTCAGATTCACTTAATTGTGAATATTCTTTTGCGAATGTGTCAGCGGCCACACCAAACATAGATTCTAATGGAATGTTAACTGATTCTGTGATTGTTGATTCTTCTTTTGTTTCAGCCATTAACTTCCACATTTGTTTTCTTGACTCAACCAATTTAATAAAATCATCAGCAGTTTTTGCAAAAACCATATTATCTAATAACTCATACTGATTTTTAACACCTTCACCTAAAGTCTCAACCCAATTATCAAATTGTTCAAATTCACGTTTGTTGTTATTAATTGTTGATTTAATATTATCAACTGAAAGTCCCAAAAATTCTTTTGCAACTTCTTCGTTTAATCCTTTGGTTTTCATCAAGGTACCGTATTCAACATATAGTTCACCAACGGATTTGTTGTCCTTAATAAAATCTCTAAATTCTTTTATAATTTGTTTAAAATCTTCAGTTTTGTATGTTTTAACCAAAGCATTTTCAACAATACTTTTTAATAATCCAAAATTTCTCATATCAATAAATATCTTAACTGTTTAATAGTTCGTTTAATTTGGTTTCAATTTCATTAATTGATGTTCTACCTTTAGATAAATCAATTTCATCTCTACCACTGATTAAATCATCTTCCAAGATTAAATTTAAATCATTCATTTTACTTTCAGGTGTTACCTCACCTCCTGCTGGTGGTTCAGGAGCTTCAGGTGCCTCAGGTGCTCCGCCCATATCTTCAGGTCCTCCACCTATTCCACCCAAACTACTCATACCTCCACTTGGTGGCGCTCCACCCATGTCTTCACCCTCAGCTGGTGGTGTTGCGGTCTCACCGGGTTTCTTACCATACAATCTATCAATATTATCAAAAATACCTGTATGAATAATAACTTCAGGAGTTTTTTGTAATTCAGCCCCAACTGCTTTTTCAATTCTTTGTTGTTGGATATCCAATTTAATTTCCTCATCAGAGAATCCAAGAATGTGTTTTTTGGCCCATGTTGTTGATACCGCTTGGATACCGTTACCTGGGTCAGAAACCGCATCTTTATAAAGAAGTATTTTTTCTTTCCAATTCTCAATCTTTAATAAATCAGCTTGAGTTGATGGGTTAGTTAGTCCTAATGTGAAGTTTGTTAATTCATCTTCAAAACCAAGAATAAACAAGTGAATAATTGCAATCTTATTTAATTCCTGAATCATTGATTTTTGAATTCTATTAATTGTTCTCGCAAAACGAATATCTTGTAATGCCAAGTTCTTACCATCACCAACAACTTCTTCAAAACCTAAGAACGCTTTTGGTACACGAAGAGCGGTTAATAATTTCTTTTGGATATATTCAATATCGGCAATTTCAGAAAGGTTTTGAGCTCCCGCTAATGTTTCAATAGGACTTGTTTGTGCTGGGTCACGAACAGGAATGAAATAATCTTGGTCAACCGCCATTTGGTTCATTCTTAAGTCAACGTTACCTGTTTTTGAGTCAACAACTTGGTCTCTCTTAAACTTATTAGCAATTCTTTGAATGTATGGTTCAACGTCCTTATCATCCATGTTACCAACATAAACTTTGAATACGCGTCTTTCAGGTGCTCTTGATGTTCTATACACCAACATTGCATCTTCTGATAATAACAACTGTTTCCAAGTACGTCTTGCTTTTTCCAACATAGCTGTACCATAAGGAAGTTTTCTATCATCACCTAACAAACGGAAGTGTGCGACCTCCCAAGTATTCATTTCCATATCTTTTACTTTCCATACGAATTTCAAAGATTTTGCATCCTCAGTTGTATTATGTGATGGTTTGATTTTCATACCACGTTCCAAACGTTCAATTTCAATGTTTGGAAGTTGTTGACAACCCATAATACCTTTTTCTGAATCCAACTTTAAGTAAACAAAGTTATCACCATACTTACAAGTGTTTCTTGTCCACATTGGTAAGTTGGTGTTAATATCCAATCTGTTATTAAATAAATCCGCTAATATTCCCTTAATTCTATTTGATTCTGAATATATTTGTAAGATATATCCATCTTCATTTGTTGTTGTTGATTCCTCAGCGTAGATATCAAGGGCTGCGGAAATTTCAGGAGTATATTCCATTGATTCATAATCATAATATGATGCCAATCTTGTTGGTTCATAATAAATCGCCTGAGAATATAAATTATTTTCTACTTTACCCCACTGTTGACCAAGATACATTGTTTGTTGAGCTTGGAGTTTTTCCTTCTCAAATTCTTGCTTATCTGTGGTTTTTAATAATTCCTTCTTATCA